ACTCCGAGATCGCAATCTGCAAGCTCAAATATGGGAAAAACTGGCACAAGGCCTACCGAGATCAAGTTATTTCAAACGTTAAAAAGAAACATTAGTTCTTTCCCAAATACAGTTTATTTTATCAATCCTGCTTTTCTTACATATAGGGAAGTCTGCTCTTGTGAATTGCCCTGTTTTCGTAGCACAACCCTTACAGAATAACATTTTGTGATATTTGCATTGATAATAGACATCAAACATCTCATTCTTACACCAAGAGCAATCCAATCCCGTTGAAACTGGCTCAGTAGAATCGGCAATGCCTTGAGCAACCTTGTTTTCAGAAGCTCTTCTTTCAGCTCTTAGCTTCTGCCTTGCTATCTCTTGAATGTGAGGACTGTTATCACCTTGCCACCTTTCGACATCAACACCCATCATCTCACTCATTTCTTCACCTTCTTAAAAATCTTAGTTTTAAGCTTGTCAATATCCTGTAAACTCTTCATCTGTATATCTGCTCTACCTATCTCAAACTGCAACTCATCATCAGACATAAGGGCTGTGGGATCATCAGTCTTAAGGAAATGATCCTTAAGAACTTGATTAACCAAAGAAGAGGCATTCGACTCCTTTCTCAAACGTTCTGCTAATTCCTGATCAATCGAGAATATCTTGTTAGTCTTCATGTTTGTTAGTAGTTAGTTAAGTATTTAAATATATAGGTAATAGATAGTAGTAGTAGTTGTAGAAAGTTCCAGTGGAAATAGGGGGGTGTTCCTCTACTACTCTTAATGACAAACCTTAATAACTTTGTTCACTATTGAATCGTACACGATTCAAAGCATTCACTCATTATTAATGGCATTATATCGTTGCGTAGAGGTTTTACTGTCACTCAGTGACAATTGTAGTACCTATATTCAGTGACAGTGACAATGTAGTACCTAACCGTAGAGAGGCTCTAGAGGCCATATTTGGGTACTTCAGCCCTTATGCATTTTTCATTGTTACTAAGTGACAGTTACAATATATATGTCACTACAATTATGTTACAGTGACACTATTGGTTCGCTTAACTGTAACTCAGTGACAGTTACAAATCTGTCACTGTCACGTAGTAACAGTGACACCGACGTTGTAGGGGGGGGGATAATGGGGGGGGGTCATCCCCCAGACAAAAATATTATATAGTTAACAGTATTAGGCGAACAATGGAGTATGACAATTGGCAAAAATCTATACTTGAGGCAGAAGGAGACCTTTTAGCAAATACCGGCAGACAAGTGGGGAAAACGATGACTTTTAGCCACAAAATCGCGATTTACCTGCTCAACAACCCGAAGCACCAAGTAATCGTGGTTTCCCTCACGGAAGACCAAGCTCAGCTGATAATCGTGATGATTTTGGACTATCTCCAGAAAAATCACAAAACACTAGTGCAAAAGGGCAAAAACAAGCCTACGAAGAGCAGAGTTTGGCTAAAAAACGGCGCGCACGTGATAAGCAGACCGGTCGGTAACACAGGCGACGCAGTTCGTGGCTTTACCGGAAATGTTCTGTATATTGACGAAGCGAGCGGGATGCCCGAGATGATGTGGAAGGCCAGTATGCCAACCCTTATGACAACCGGAGGGCAGATTTGGATGAGCTCCACGCCAAGGGGTAAGTTCATAGCAGGCAGCAGTGAAAAGAATTTCTTTTTCAAGTGTTGGGAGAATTTAGATGAGAAATGGACTGTTTTCAACATAGACAGCGAAAAGGTCGTCAAAGACAGAGAAATAACGAGTGACTGGACTGAAATAACAAGAGACAAAGCCCTCAAGTTCCTAGAAAACCAGAAATTGCTCCTCTCAGAGATGGAGTATAACCAAGAATACATGGCTAAATTCCTAGATGACATGAGGCAATGGTTCGAGGATGAGACAATAATATCAGCCATGACAGAACAAAGACCCAACAAAATAACCAAAGACAGCACATACTTCTTAGGAGTAGATGTGGCAAGGATGGGGGAAGACGAAAGTACCTTTCAAATTTTCGAGCTAAGAAAGGACAAGCTCTACCAAGTCGAAAGCCAAATCACAACCAAGACTACTCTACCCCAAACCTTCCATCATATAAAGGAACTGCACCTTCTTTATGACTTTGCAAGAATCTTCATTGATTCCGCCGGGATTGGGGTAGGGGTTTTTGATTGGCTGATGTACGATGATGACACAAAGCAAATAACCGAAGCAATTGACAACTCAAAGCAGGTCATGAGTGCAGATGGGCGGACAAGAAAGCTCCAAAAGACACTCAAATACAGTCATACTAAAATGCTGATGGAAACTGGGCGGTTGCACTTACTCGATGACCCAAAGATATTCCAGTCGTTCAAGTCCGTGCAGTACGCCTACACGAACGACAATCTGGGAACGAGGCATCTCAAGATATTTGGTAACTACACCCACATTGCCGAAGGAACCACTAACGCAGTTTGGGGTGAGAAAACGAAACACTTAAATCTTCAAGTGTACTCGATTAAAGTATGACTGTGGAGAAACTGATTGAGGAGATGACTGCTATTAAGGTAGCATACCCAACTTTAGAGGTTTCTGAAGTTCTCCAAATATTTGAAATACAAGCATTGAGGGAATTGACACTGATGTTGAGGAGGATTGCAAGTGGCTGATTTAGGCACTCTAGCAACAACCGCCCAAGTCTTGCTAGCGATAGGGAATGACGCAGGAACGGCACAAGTTTTAGAGGCCAATACTAATATTTGGATTCTAATGGCAGAAAGCGATATCGAAAAGCAATTTGGAGATAATGTGGGTATTGTTGCAAACTACGCAAGCATAACCGCGGCAAACAAACAATGGTTAGCAATGGTGGCATCACATAGAGCTGCATTCTATGGAATTAACCAAGACCAAGGTAGTTGGCAATTATCAGTCAGTCAATCTAAATTAAATGTATGTGATTCTATATGGCAGGGTTTCATTTCAGACCTGAAGGACAATAAGGCCGATATAATTTCAGACTTAGGGCTATAATGGTATTACCCACACCCTTCACAACCTCTTCTCCAACAATAGCCACTTATGACTTTACTGAAATAGCGGAAGCCACGGGTTTCGTTACCTTCTATGGTAGTCAGTCAATAGATGACACAACCAAGACACACTTCCTTTCTTCTAATAAGACAAACTCCCAATTCATAGTAACCAAAGCAGCCCTATCCACAGAATCATTCTCCAAAGTTATTGACCTTGATTTTGATGTTCTCTTCAATCTTCCCCAAACTGTAAGGGGTACAGCTAGAGCTAACATAACAGTTGGCGGAGGTAACCTAGGTTCAGCAAATACAGTCGGTCAGGCATATGCGGTAATAAGGCTTAGGCATTGGGATGGTACAACAGAAACGGAGGTGGCGGAAGCACAAACCCATAAAATAGAATGGGCATCAAACGCCAACTATTCTGAAATAATGAACGTGGCTTTAGATGCAACTGCATCACAACATTATAAAAAAGGTGACACCCTTAGAATGACAGTAGAGATATGGGGAAAGGTAGGCTCAGGTGCTAACGGTTCAGACTGTGGATTTGGACATGACCCAAACGAAAGAATAGACCCCGGACTTACTGAGGCAATACCCCCAGTTGCAGACACACAGGGGCAAGTAGTAACCGATGCAAACACAACTCAACTATCTTTCCTAATTCCCTTCAGATTAGAGGTATAAATGTCACAATTCGACCAAAACAAAGGCACAACCACAGACTTCTCGGCAAATGTAGAAGACTTCATAGTAACATCAAAGGCCTTAGACATAGCCAGCCCTGTGTCAGGGGAATACTATTGGTACTTTGACAAAGCAACCACAAACTTCGGCTACTACCTAGAGATTCCAGAGATATTCTCAGCAGCCAACTCCTTAGCAACATGGGCTTTCGGGAGGGGATGGATAACACCAGACCTTAGAATGCAATCACAACTAGAACACGTTAAGGGTTCAGGCATAGACCACTTTGATAAAATAGTATTTAATCATGAGATTGTTAAGCTAATTGTAGGGGATGCATTTGCTGAAGTTAAGAAGAGCAACGGCCTTATTGTTAATATTATACCCATCTCACCGGAAAGAGTAAGGATAGTCTTTGGAAAATCTGGATTGATTAAGCGTTATGATGCATGGAATAATCAAAAGTGGGTTCCTATCAAAGTAGAGAATATGTTACATAGTAGAAACAAACCAATCGGTGACAGCGTACATGGACAGAGCCAAGTCGAGCCAGCTAAGTTTATTATAGATGCAAGGAATGAGGCTTTGGCTGATGAGCGTGTTATCAAGCATAGAGATAAGGCCTTAGGTATTGTTTATTACAAAACGAACAACGCCGGAAAGATAACATATACAAACAGTCAGATAGAGAAGGCAGTGAACAAGGGGGAGATGCTCGGGCTGCCTGAAGACACAGCTAAGATAGACCCATATCCAAGTAGAAGCAGCGAAGACCGAACAGCATGGATAAGCTACCTTGAAAACTTCTTTTATCAAGTGTTCGGTGTACCGAGAAGTATTGCAACGAGTGACGGAACGAGTGAGGTGGGTGGTAAGATGGGTCACGTTATCTTTGAACCGGTATATGTTAAGGAGCAAAAGGACTTCGAGGCAGACCTATTGTTACAGCACTCAATCAAAGTACTATTCAATAGACCTCCTAGCTTAGGGGGATTGGCTGCTGAAACAGAGCAAAAGAATACCGGACAAACTAGCATTCAACCAAATGATGTGGAGGCATCTATAACAAGAGAATAATGCCACATACACGTGAACACTTTGCAACGGGTACAACAAACCCGAATGCACCAATCCCAATACTGCCCTCAGAAATAGAAGGGCAGGATTTCAGTGTCGATACTGGGAGAGAGGATTGTGAAAGACTGGGAGGTACATGGGACGCAGCAGCAAGAATATGCAGGGGTGCTGAATCAAGACCCCCTTTCGACCCAGCACCATTCACACCGGAGATAATTAGAGCAGGTAAGGGAGAGCGTAATGAAGGCAGAATAACAGGTACTACGTTACCAGATGGTTCTACATTCTTTGGCAACGAAGCTGAAATAAGGGACTTAGTGGGGAAGAGAGTACAACAATTAACTGACCCCTCAGGCTCACAACCGGCTGGTACAACTAGGACTAATATTGAGATTGGAAGGGAGCAATCTTTATTGCAATCTCAGGGTGCACAACTAGCGCAACAAGTCGGGCAGATAAGCCCATCAACTGGCATCACTCCAACAAACTTATCTCAAACTGATGCTATTACTGCTGGTGTCATGAATTCAATACCTAGAGCTTTGGGTTTAGCTGCGGGATATGCTGCAATAGGTGGTGCAGCAGGTTTAGCAACAGGCCCAGCAGCACCAGTTGTAAGTCCGGCCTTAGCAATAGCAGGTGCAACTGCAGGTCTTGTACAAGGAATAGGGGGGGGAATGATTAGCAATATGAGAGGACAGAGGACAGACAACACCAACGCACAACAAAGGGTTCTTGATGAGGGTAAGCAAACCCTGAAGGATTGGAGTACCTTAGCGAAGGCCGACCCAGCAAACAGGGAGTTTTACTTATCACAGTTTAACGTACAACTTCAATTAATACAAGATGCTCATGTTCAGATGCTAACCGATACAAACGCAGATGTGGCCAAGTTTGAAAGTGCGGTTCCCAACCTAGCTGAGTTTAATTCGTTCTACTCAGCAGGGGGAGAGAGGGATGCCTTAGTTGAGGACATGAGAATATCCCTAACCACACCAGTGAGTATTGAGTATGCTATGGTAGAGCTGACAACTAGGAGAGCAAATGATATCTGACCCCTTACTTAACTACGGCATGGCAGGCATATTCATAGCCTACTTAATCTATGACAGACAGGTGCTAGTCAGAGGCCTTGTTAAATCTATTGACAACCTAACTGCTGCAATACAGAAACATTTATAACTAGCTGTGTCAGGTAAGAGTATGACTGAAAATGAACAGACAGATAAGACTAACACCGTTGGAGATGACACTGATTCTAAACCTGCGGTTGCTGAGGCAGATAAACCCGTATCTATTGTGGAAGAAGCTCGTGCAATCAGAGATGAGATTAAGAAAGAAAGGGAGAAACTCGATGAGGCGAACAAGACCTCGCAGAAAATCCAAGCGGAAAATCTATTAGGTGGCTCAGCTGGTGGTCACGTTGAAGCAGTTAAGGTTTCCCCTGAAGTCCAGAAGGCAAAGGATGCAGCAACGTTTTTCAAAGGGACACAACTAGAAGAGGACATTAAGAAAGCCAATGAACAAAGCTGAATGGAAAGACCAGAAAAAGATACTGGTTAAACACCTAGAAACAGCTGAAAAGAACAGAAAGACAGCTAACGACCAAATAGATGAGCTAACTCTAACTATCTCAGCATACGATGAGAAAATCAAAACATTTAAATAATCCGTTCACCGAATAACTCTATGGCTAACGAAGCGGTGTGCATTGAGACCCCTACAAGATTTGCAAGAAGGGTGATAGCAACAGGAACCGCGATACCTTTTGGTTCTATTATGCAGATTTCTAGTGACCCGGACACAGTGACTATTTCTGATGGGGATAATGTTTTTGGTGGAATTAACTGGACACCTATACTGGCAACTGATACCTTTACTGAAATTACTGTGGCTTTGAATGGTACATGGGATATCAAGGATTCCGGAGCAGGTATGGCTATTGGAAACAAGTGCTCAGTTAATGGAGTTAATTTGGTTAAGACATTAATAGAGGCAGATACAGTTTTAGGTAAGGAAGTAGGTAAGGTTTTAGAGACAGCTAGCGCTAGTGAAGTTGTTAGAGTTAGAGTGGGGTCAGGTGAATAATGATAGATGAAGAAAAGAACACAACGGAAGAAGAAGGGAAGGATGAAAGCGATACTGAACAATCGACCGAAGGAGAGGAGGAATAATGGTAGCAGGTAGCGAGTTAGTAAACACAGACTTACGTAAGGAGTTCATAGATTCAGCAGTTAAGGCAGTTGTTAAGATTGAAGAGAAGTGGAAAGCCATGTGTACAATCGATAGTTCTTCAGCATGGACAGAATCATATTTTAGAGAAACAAATGATGATTCCACTGATACAGGAACCGGGAGCCCAATGAAAGGATTAAGAGAATACGCGCCTTTCCCATTCATTGATGTAACGGAAACAAAGGTTAGTTCCGTGATTGACAAGTATGCAGGGGAAAGCATTATTTCCTTGGAAGCCCAGTCAAACATCACAGTCCCTATGCTTCAAAGAAAGATTTATAGGATTGGAAGAAAGATAATCTACCAAGTTGATGTAGCTATTGAAGCAAGTGTTAGCACAAACGCAGGTAACACCGTAGCAATCGGAGCAGGCAACGAGTGGGATTCTGCAACCATTGCTAACAGAGACCCGATTAAGGATGTTGCAGATGCGATTCAGACTTTAAGAGCTGACGGTATTGATGCCTTAGATGGCTCCGGCTTGTTAGTTGTTAATGGGACTGATTACACAAATATCATTACAAACACAAAGGTACTGAACCACCCAACATTCAAGGAAGTCTCCGCTATAAAGAACGGTAGAGTGAATATGCTGATGGGTCTTACTGTAGTTATAAGTGAAGCAGTCCAACCAGACCAAGCTTATGTTCTAGTTCAAAAGAAAGGTATGGTATGGAAAGCTGCCGAAGGAATGAAGGTTGTTACAACTGAAGAGCCGGGTAAGTGGACAACTATCCGGGCATGGGAGCGTGGTGTGTTTCAACTTCAGGCACCTAACGAGGTTTGTAAACTTACAAACACGAGGGCTTAGCTATGACACACGAGGGTAGGATGGCTCGCGGGAAGGAGAAAATTTCTAAAGGCATTAAAGATATTGAAACTGAATACTATGAAGCTAACCAAGAAGTCGTACCTATTACAACTCCGGGTTATCCTAAGATGATTACAGCTATAGCAAAGAAGGAGAAGAAAAATGTCAAACCCAAGTCAGGATGAGTTATACCCTAAGCATCTTGTAATTCCTCAGTACACAACTGCTGAGCGTAACGCTCTGATTGCAGATGTTGGCACCTTAATCTATGATTCTACCCAAGATAAGTTAGCATTCTGTAAGGCTAAAGCTGCTGCTGCTGCTAGCTGGGAACTGATTACAAGCGTGGAGGAATCATAAATGGCCACCACAGACATCTATCATATAACTGGTGGGCTTAAAGGCAGGAATGCAGTCATGTTTATTGATGGAGATACAGATGACTACGTACAAGTGAACGCTCACGCTGTGGCTAGAGTTGCGGCTAACGATACTGTTGGTACTTACAGCGCCTGGGTTAACATCATTAATATTGCTGATACGTTTACTGTCTTAGGAGCAGGTGATGCTAATGTTGTTGAATTTCTAGAGTTGAACATTGAAGCAGGTCTCTTGACTGCAAGGTGTACTGATGGGACAGTTGCCCAGTTTGTAACTCAAGCTGATGCTATTGGTTTTAAACCCCACAGATGGTATCACGTTGCAATGGTGCAGAATGCTAACGGGCAGGGAGTACACCTGTATATTGATGGAGAAAAGATAGCCTCAACCAATGACACAACAACAGATGTGGATGAGTGGTATAATAATTTGGATGGTATTGATACGTTTAGAATTGGAGCAGCAAACAAAGCAGGGAATGATTCAGTGACTAATGAAATTACTGGTGGGATTAGTGACGTGAAGTATTGGAGTACAAACCTCACAGACACAGAGGTAAAGAATGATTTTCTTGGGGAAGCAGTGCAGGCCTCAGCATTACAGCTGCATATAGATTTTGTGGATGACTTGGTTGATGCTGGGCTGGGAGCAGATGATGGCACTATTGTTGGTGCAGTACTTCAATCAAATAATTATTGTGAGTTTACCTCAAGATTAAGAAATAGCACGGGCACGCCCGTTGTAGCCGATACCGTTCAATGTTTTGCCTCCGGGGAAACCGGGCACGCTGTGGTGATTCAGGCGGCCTAACTTGGCACGCAACCCTTTGATACGACCGCGCAATATTTCTAAAGGCAAGCCAATGCCTACTCGTTCAGCTGGAATATTAGATGACCATGCTCTGAGAAAGACTATTGCCACAAAGCAGGGCACTATAGAGCACGTACCCGCTAATGATTCTGATATTGCAAATAAGAAATACGTGGATGGTGGGACTTACTTGACAGCTGGTGAGGGGATTGATATTACCGGCACAACTATTTCTGGAGAAGATTCAACAAGTTCTAATAAAGGAATCGTGACGATAACTGGAGGCAATGGGATAGATGTTGAATACCCTGTTGATGGGCTGGCCGCAATCTCCGGAGAGCTGGCAACAGATACAAACACAGGCATTGCTAGATTTGATGCTACTGGGTTCACAGTCACCGGAGGAAATGTTGTAATCAACGACATTTACGTCTTCAACTCAGGAGACACAATGACGGGACAATTAATTGTTCAGTCTGGCAACGGTAAAATCGTCACTTCTAATTCTTCTGGCTCTATTGATGTGCAGGATTCAAGTGGAAATGCTGGAAGCATAAGTTTTGGAAACACAGCAGACATTGGAATAAGCAATGATGGAGTGAGCGGTGGTTATGATTATGATGGAGCATTTATTCTAAAACAAAAAACCTCACAACCGGCAGAGAGAGGAGAGTTTATCTTTATTGAACAAGGAGGAGATTGGAGATTTGCAATACCTAAGAGTGAGGCAGGAGTGGGGACATACAATCCGAGAAGCATGATTATTGCAGGACCCAGTACCAACATGACAACAAACTTTCAAGCTTCACATTGGGGATTCACTAACCTAGCTATGGACACAAGCGGAGATGGAGCAGACTTAGGGGTACAAAATGATTGTGAAATCTTAGGGGATTTATTTGTTGGAGGGGCAACAGACTTATCTGGAAATATTGATATGAATGAAAACAATATTACAAATATAGGAGATCTAGATGGTGGTACTGCATTAAATCTTGTAGCAAGTCTATTTCTAACATTCAAATCTCCGGTAATTACATTGGGAGATGGTACTCTTTCGAGTGTTGGCTTATCATTCAACACAAGCGCAACAGATGGAACAATAACTTTTAATGGAACAAGTGGACAATACGATTTTGACAATCCAATAGACATGAACACGAATAAAATTGTTGGAGTTGTGGACCCAACCGCAGACCAAGAAGTCGCAACTAAAAAGTATGTTGATGACAACGACCATAGCTCTGTCACAATGTCTGGAACTCCGAACTACATAACTCTTGTCGGGCAGGATATTGTGAGAGGCACGGTTGATATATCAGACGATACAAACCTCGCAGTCACAGCCCCAATTGTCTTAACAGGAGATACAGTTTCGGTAAGCACAACAACCTCAAGCGCTGTTGGAGTAATTGAGTTAGCAACGGAGGACGAAGTCCAAACCGGAACAGACACAACAAGAGCAGTAACCCCAGACACATTGCAATCTATTGCTCCCCCAATCGGAACGGTTATGGCATGGCTAAAATCCTATACTTCAACTCCCGCAACTCTACCGACTGGATGGGTGGAAGCAGACGGCGCAACATTAAGCGATGCGGACTCTGTTTATGATGGACAGGTACTTCCCGATCTGAACGGAGGGATATTCTTGAGAGGAAACACAACTTCGGGAGCAACTGGAGGAAGCTCAACCCATAGATTAACAACGGCTGAAATGCCATCTCACATTCACACAGTTTCTACGAAAGTAGTGGCGGCATCTCCAGCAGGATTGGGTGGCGTTGCTTTCACAGGAGCCAACACAGTTAATACAAGTTCAACCGGTGGAGATACGGCCCACGAGAACAGACCTCCCTTCTATGATATTGTTTGGATAATGAGAATAAAATGAAAAAGCAAAAACTAATAAAAAACATCGAATATATTTTAGATTGCTTGGAAGCTGATAAGAAAACTGCATCCCACAATGAGAAGGAAACCAACGCTATCGTCGATAGAATGATTGATTTTCAGATTCTATACCACCAATATGCAGGGCATTACTATCACCGAAAAGTATATAAAGACTTACTTACTTAGTAAGTCATGACAATAAAAACATTAAACCTAAATTATTCCTTAACTAATTTTAATTCAATGAAGAAGAAGAAGGATATGTATGAGAAATTAAAGGGAAAGATTAGCTGGGAAGATTTTGTTTTCATGTGCACCGTCACCTATTTTCCTAAAGATGAGAAGGAGGTGAAAAAATGAATTGTAATAAATGCGGAATTGGACAGATGGCTTTGAAGTCAGGAAGGAACGGGCAGTTTATGGCCTGTGACCAGTATCCTCAATGCAAGAATACTGAGAACGTGGCACCGGGAACGCCAATAATTCCACAAGCAACTGCACCAGCTAAGGAATACCACTTAAGCCCTGAAGAAGTAAATGCTAGAGCCTTGGAAGCTGCTATTAATTGCTCAGACATGGAGCAGAGACAGCAAACCAATCAATTACTAGACTTAGCTAATGTGTTTGTCAAGTACATAATGGGGAATGGGTACTAATGAAAGGACACAGCAGGAATAAGGTTGCTAAGAAGGAGCTGGAAGCACAGAAGGAATGGAGAAGGCAAGTATTGGAGAGAGATGGCCATAAGTGTCAGATTTGTGACCCTAGTGTTGTTGCTAAAAGGCTCAATGTCCATCATCTCATCCCGAGGGGAATTAAAGAATATCGGTGGGATGTGGACAATGGAATGACCTTGTGTGTCAGGCATCACACGCTTGGCACGTTTTCAGCACATAAACATCCTTTTTGGTTTGTGAATTGGTTATGGAAAACCAAACCAAAGATATACTTTCAAATGGAAAGAAGGAACGCTCTAGCATATTCGGAGGCTGGTTGATGGTTCACCAGACGAACCCTGACATCCCGGAAAGACGGGAATTATAATCATGGGAGAAACAGCAGAATTCGTAAAGGAGTTCAATAAAGAAAAAAGTTTAAGCGAGAAGATTGAATGCGGAATAGTCCCTTGTGATGAAAAACTGCATAGGAAATCATTGAAAGCAACAGATGTACGAGAAGCGGTGCGGAGGTTGAAGCAAGCGACAGAGGAAGGACATGACGATTGGAATCTAAGTACAATGCTTAAAGAAATTGATGAGATATTCGGGGAAGCTCTCACATGAAACCACTGAGTGAGAAGGTCTTTGATGCAAAAGGGACGTGCTACACGGGTAAAGTCATTGAGGCCTGCAATGTTGCTGAGGCTGTGCGGAGGTTGAAGGAATTAACAAAGTCATGGATATTTGGAGAAGGCCCGTTTATGATAAACGAAGATAACATTGACGAGTACCTTAAGGAATTGAACGAGATATTCGGGGAGATGAGAGAATGGGGATAACACCAAACAATCTCATGCTTGAGCGTGTGATCATGAAAAGAATGCAGGAACTATTAGATCAAGGTGAAGGGGAGCTCATAGACTCCGAGATCGCAATCTGCAAGCTCAAATATGGGAAAAACTGGCACAAGGCCTACCGAGATCAAGTTATTTCAAACGTTAAAAAGAAACATTAGTTCTTTCCCAAATACAGTTTATTTTAT